CCCCCGTTAGGGTGAGGAACCAGGGCTGATACCGGACATCCTTGTCCGCGATCTTCCAGCACATCCAATTAAGGAGGACTGTGAATTACTTCCATATTATTAGGAAGCGATTGATCACGCTTGGTGTAAAACCCAAGGATGCACGAGTAGTCTCTTTAGACTTTGACAAGCAAGTTAAAGCTAGAGGTGTTAACTCGGCTCTTTCCTACTTTAAAGATACAGGTGATACCTTGATTGGGTATCTTTCCGGATCTCGTCGTAAATCCAACTGGGTGGCCACTTATAGTGGTTTCCCTAAGCATTGGATGGTCCTTAAGGATTATCCTGTGACCATTTTATTACGAGTTGCCAAGCTTGCGAGGGTGATCCTGTTAAGGGAACCCACACCAGCAATGGTGTCAAAGCTAAAGGAAGCGGCTGTGAGCCCGTTTACGGGTTCACAAGAGGCTTTAGATGCGCTCTCCACCTTTCAAAAGGTCGGTTTAGCGTATTACAACTTCAGAATCCCTGAGTGTGAATTCAGGTTTGGTTCGGTTGTTAAGGCCTCTAGAACGTTTGTGTCCAAATCGGTACCAACCGGTACGGAGTATGGATTTTGTTTGGATAAGGTAGTTTCTTGCTACCGTGCCTGGTCTGGATTTATCCATTCCATCCCAAATTGGGAGAAGGCATTGTATCCGATTCATACTTCATGGATCCACAGCCCGGCAAACCCAGTGAGAGAAATCTCGCACTTTGTGGGAGAGCTTGGCGGTGTCATGGAGCAAGGCGGTAAATTGCGAATATTCGCTGCGCCCAACGTTCTGCTACAGACATATTTGGAGCCTCTCCAGTTATGGTTAGATCGGATCAGGGATCAAGTCCCCACCGATTGTTACCGTGACCAGGAGTCTGGTGCTTTATGGGCCCAGGAGAAGCTTGCGAAAGGACTATTCGTCCAATCAATTGACCTATCCTCTGCGACTTGTCGCTACCCGTTTTGTATCCAGCTTGAGTTGCTAGACAGCTTGGGCGCTCCAGATGTGCTTGTAAAACTTTACAAGGCAATGTCGCGAGGGCAGTGGAAAGTTCAACCACACCTCCAACCTCACTTTGGTGAGTCGTTAGTATGGGCCGTGGGGCAACCATTAGGTCTCTCCCCTTCCATGTCTTCGTTTGCGCTGTCGCATAACCTCGTGTTGTGTGGCATGTGTCTGCACTTAGGCATCGACCCTACTGATTCGTTTAGAATTCTCGGC